GCATATTCAGACACAATTAAATTAGTAGTAGGAGACACTCTTCCTGAACTAACTTTCACTCTAAAAGACAGCAACACTGCTGCGTCTGGGGCTACGTTAAATGTAGAAGACGAAACTACTTGGGCACCAATCAACTTAACTGGTGCAACTGTAAAACTACGCATTCGTGAGGTAGGGTCAACAACGGTTCTTTCTACAATAACTGCTACTATAACAAGCGCTTCTAATGGCACTTGTACATTAACATTCCCTACAGGAACGTGGACAACTGCAGGAACTTTTGAAGGTGAAATCGAACACACAACTTCTGGATCTGGTATTCAAACAGTACAAGATTTAATTAAGTTTAAAGTACGTGATGACTTCGATTAATGGCGTTCAAAAAAACAGTTAGTTATGTTGACTTAAAGTCAACCATTACATTTACAAACTTACAAAGTTCATTACAGTATGTAGATTTATCAGCCGTAAATGTATTATTAGATGCCGATAGTAAAAACCTTTACTTTCTTTCTGGGCATCCAAATGCAGAAGTTATTACTTTATCTGAGGCTCTGGCTGTTACATTTACAACAACAAAACAAGAAACTCTTACTATTACAGAACAATTAGTACAGTCTTTTAGTAAGTCTGTAGCAGACGCAATGACTATGAGTGAGGCTGCGGTTTTATTAGTTAGTATACCAACGTCTGATACATTAACTATGTCTGATGATAATGCTGTCCTAGCTACCGGTTTGAATAAAGAAGATTCTGTTGTGGTTAGTGAAGTTCTTGCAAAAAGTTTTACTGCAGAAAAATCTGATGCAGTAAGTCTTACAGAAGCCCCGGTTCTTACGCCAGGGCTCAGTAAAACAGATACAATATCTATGTCTGAGTCTTTTTCTAGGGTTGTTTCTTATCTAAGGTCCTTTACTGATGGTTTTACTTTGGACGACCTTGCCAGTGTTGATGATCCGCTACAAACAGATGTTGGTCTTGATAAAACAAATATTACCACCCTTTCTGAAGAACACATTTACTCTCTTTCAAAAGGTTTAACAGACTCGTTTGCAATAACAGAGAACGCAGAGTTGTTATTGTCTAAGCCAGAAACAGACTCCTTAACACTTTCAGAGGCTGCATCTCTTTTAAATGCTCTTACTAAAACTGAGACCTTAACCATGTCTGAGACGCTTGTGTATTTAATAAATAATGTCTTTACAGACCAGCTATCCTTAGCGGAATCTCACGCAAAAACGCTTAATAAACAAACTCTTGATACCGCTTCACTATCAGATCAAGAAGTGTTATTATCATCAAAGAGCCTTACAGATCAAACCTCTGTAACGGAGTCTATTAACGTACAGTTAATAGTAAATGTTAGAGGGTTAGTTTTGAACACAAGGGCTCTTAACACTGGTGTATTAAATTAGGAGACTATAAATGTTAAAAGATGGATTAAAACTTACTGGTAAGTTAAAGATCGCTATCAACGGAAACACCGTTCAGGAGATTCCCAACCTAGTTGTTACTGACGGCAAAGAGTATGTTGCATCAAGAATGAAAGATGCTACTGCTACTGCTATGTCACACATGGCTATCGGAACGGGTTCTACTGCTGCGGCTGCTGGAGATGCAGCATTAGGAACTGAGGCTGGTCGAGTAGCACTAACCTCTACCACTGTTAGCAGCAACGAGGTTGCATATGTTGCAACTTTTGGTGCTGGTACTGGTACTGGAGCTATTACTGAAGCGGGTATTTTAAATGCTTCTTCTAATGGAACTCTTCTTTGTAGAACAGTTTTTTCAGTTGTAAATAAGGGATCAGCGGACTCAATGACAATTACTTGGACTGTAACGGTTTCTTAATAAAATAGGAGAAAGCCGTGGCAGTTGTTTTCAAGAACAATGCAAATACCGTACTTACAGCTGATATTAGTTCAAGTGCGACCTCAATCTCTGTTCAGGCTGGAAACGTATTTCCAAGTTTAAGTGCGGGAGAATATTTTCTTTGCACCATTGATGACGATACCAACAACGAGATTGTTAAAGTTACCGCTATTAGTGGTAATACCCTTACTGTTGTAAGAGCACAGGAGGGAACTACAGCCAGAGCTTTTTCAACTAGCAACACAATAGAAGCCCGACTAACAGCCGGGATCATGAATGTGTTTCCCCAACTAGATGGCGGAACCCTTACAGCAGACACGGACACTATTACAGAGGGCTCAACCAACCTCTATTACACAGATGCTAGAGCACAAGCTGTTTCTATTAACAATGTTGTAGAAGATACAAGTCCACAGCTAGGTGGAACATTAGATACAAATGATCAACTTATCCAATTCGGTGATAGTTCAGGTGAAACAGTTAATAGATTGCAGTTTGGTGCATCACAAGACTTACAGATTTATCATAATGGCAGTCATAGTAATATTAGAGATGTTGGCACAGGAAATTTATATATAGATGGTTCTGCATCAATTAATTTTAGAAGTGGAGATGCAGGGGAAACATATGCTGTATTTAATGATGATGGTGCAGTATCTCTTTACTATAACAACAGTCAAAAAATAGCCACAAACTCAACAGGCATAGACATTTCAGGCAACCTATTACTAGACTCAGATAATACTGAAATAAATTTAAAAGGTGGAGCAGCGGGTACAACAGCTAAGATTAACTGGACATTTAACACTACAGGAACTGATTACGCTAGTATTTCTTTACCTTACGATACCAGAGCAACCACAGGATTACATATAGATTCAGGCTATCCAATCACGATTGATGCTACAACGAGAATAGATTTTGATATCTCAGGCTCAACCAAGATGTCCATGAACACTAGTGGTTTAAACGTAACAGGTGCAGTTACAGCAACCTCATTCAGTGACGGAACAATTTCTGGAATTACATTTATTGACGAAGATTCCTTTGCAACAAACTCCGCAACAAGAATACCAACACAACAATCAATTAAAGCATATGTAGATACACAAGTTGCAGGAGTAGTAGATTCAGCTCCAGCTGCATTAGATACATTAAACGAATTAGCAGCAGCTCTTGGCGATGACGCAAACTTTTCTACAACAACCTCAACAGCATTAGGAAATCGCTTACGAGTTGATACAGCATCTCAAGGTTTAACTGGAACACAACAAGCAAATGCAATTACGAATCTCGGAATTACAGCGACAAAGGCTGAATTAAATTACGTAGACGGTGTAACAAGTAATATACAAACTCAGTTAAATGGAAAACAAGCAACTGGAAGTTACTTAACTGGTAACCAAACAATCACACTGAGCGGAGATGTTTCTGGTTCAGGTACAACAAGTATTGCTGTTACAATAGCAGACGACTCGCATAACCATGTAATAAGTAATGTAGACGGTTTACAAACAGCTTTAAATGCTAAATTAGCATCTTCTTCATACACAGCAGCAGACGTACTTACTAAAATTAAAACAGTAGACGGGGCAGGTTCAGGATTAGATGCAGACTTACTTGATGGTATTAGTTCAGCTTCTTTCCTAAGAAGTGATGCATCAGATACCTTTACAACTCTTTCAGGAACTACAATTAATCTAGGGTCACAAGTTTCACTTGCAGAATCTTCACACCGAGCAGATTTATTAGCAATTACATCAAGTACTAGTAGTTGGGGAGGTATTACCATTGCAAATAGTAGTGGAGAAACTCTTACCTCATTTATGGGCAATGGTAATGACTTTGGTATTTATGATGATTTAAATGATGAATGGGCTTTACTTTGCACAGAAAATTCTGAAGTAAGAATATACCATAATGGTTCTGAAAAATTGGCAACCACATCAGGTGGTATTGATATTGTCGGAAATATTACATTATCAGGTACAGTTGATGGAAGAGATATTGCATCCGATGGCTCTAAGTTAGACGGTATTGAAAGTGGTGCTACCGCAGATCAAACAGCTGCTCAGATATTAACGGCAATTAAAACTGTAGACGGACCAGGTAGTGGCTTAGATGCTGATACATTGGATGGTCTTGGTTCAGGTTCTTTCTTAAGAAGTGATGCCACGGATACCTTTACAACTTTAACAGGAACAACTTTAACTGTTAATGGAGTTTTAAGTGTTAGAAACGCAATTGATCTTGCTGACAATGACATACTACGTTTTGGTTCAAGTGATGATGTTGAGTTCTTCTGTAATGGTTCACATATGTATACCGATCTTAATTCAGGAATTGGAAATTGGTATATTCGAGATGGAACAACCACACGATTTACCTTTGACGATGCAGGTCACTTTACAGCAACTGGTAACGTAACAGCTTACTCTGATGAAAGACTAAAAGATAACATTGTTGTAATTGATGGTGCATTAGAAAAGGTATCTCAATTAAGAGGAGTTACATTTGACAGAACAGATGTAGAAGAACCACTTAGACAGACTGGTGTAATTGCACAAGAAGTTGAAAAGGTACTGCCCGAAGCTGTAATTACGGCTGAGGATGAAATGCAAACTAAATCAGTAGCATACGGTAATATGGTAGGACTTCTTATCGAAGCTATTAAAGAACTTAAAACAGAAGTTGATGATCTCAAACAACAACTTAACGACCAAAAAAAAGGTTAAATAATGCCCTTAGAAACTAGTGGAACTTTATCTATAGGGGGAACTACCACTAACCGATCTATTAATCTTGAACTGGGAAGATCTGCAACGGCAACCTCTTCTTTGGGTGAAACAGAGCTAAGAGACCTCGCAGGAGTAGCTTCAGGTGCCATAAGTATCTCTAATTTTTATGGAGCTTCAAGTGGTTATGAGGTTGAAAATTCTTTAAAGGTTCAAGCTAATTCTGGAAACGAATGGTTTTATCGCAGTGGTCCAACCGCAGGAAATAAAAGAACTTTTACATTTAGTTTTTGGATTAAACGAACACAATTAGGCGGGTATCAAGCTGATAACTATTTAATGAGCCAAGGCAGTAACGCTCGTTTTCACTTTGCTAATCATACACTTAGATTTATGTTTGATGGAAATTCTACAGAATTGGAAGCAGCAGGTCAATTAAGAGATACTTCTGCTTGGTATCATATTGTGTTAGCTGTAGATACAACACAAGCTACAAATACAAATAGAGTAAAAATGTATGTAAATGGAGAGGATTATCCATTTAATAATAATGATTGGCCAAGTCTAAATCAGGAAAGTAGTTGGATGTCTGGAAGTAGTATGTATTTCAACACAAGAGATGGAGATGGTTCATATGACAATTCAGGCTACTGGGCAGAGGTCGCTGTTATAGATGGATCAGCATTAACTCCAACAAGTTTTGGTGAGTATGATAATAGTGGTATATGGAAACCTAAAGATTTAAGTGGTTTAAGTTTTGGAAATCAAGGATTTTATCTAAAATTTAATAATGCAGCTTCACTTGGTACAGACTCAAGTGGTAACGGTAAAAATGTTACTCTTAATAATATTACATCTCTTGACCAAGCAACTGATACACCTACGAATAATTTTTGTGTGCTTAATGCAGCTTTTAGTGATAATTATACTGCTGCAAACGCTTCAGAAGGTGGTACTTATATGGCAAGAGATGGTCAAAACAATTTCGCATCTTTTGTTGGTACAATGGGTGTGACAGCTGGAAAATGGTATTGGGAATTTTATATCCCAAGTCGAAGCGGATCTTATGGTTTACTAAACTACATCGGGTTGCATACAATTCAAGGGATGGGGAATAATGCTTCTTTTTCAGGAATAGACAGTGCTGTATTTTGGCTACTACATTATGGAGATTATTGGGCGATGACTAATGGAACTCTTACATCTCAAAACACAGCAGCAGGGCTACCTTCAGAAGGTACAGGAGCAATAGGAAGAACTTTTGGAGTAGCTTTTAACGCAGACGATGGACAAATTACTTTTTACAATAATGGAACTAGAACAGGAAATGCAGGTATAGACATTTTTGATTTAGACGATGATATGGCTAATGGCATATTTGTTTTACCTTTCTTTCAAACATATGACAACAATCTTAATTGTAATTTTGGGGGGTATTCCTCTGTTGCAATTTCTAGTGCAGCAACAGATGCCAATGGCTATGGAAAGTTTGAATATGCACCTCCGTCAGGCTACTATGCCTTATGCACTAAAAACTTAGCGGAGTACGGATAATGGCTTATACAACAATAGACGACCCATCAGCACATTTTCAAACTACCTTATATACAGGTAATAGTACTGTAAATCATTCCATCACTAATGATGGCAATAGTAATATGCAACCTGATTTATGGTGGCAAATAAACAGAGACTTAGGTAGAGGAATTTATGTAGCAGACTCAAGCAGAGGAGTTACTAAATATTTAACAACATTTACAACTAACGCTGATTCCACTATATCAAGCTATGTGACAAGTTTTAATAGCAATGGTTTTACTTTAAGTAGTGGCGATACTGCTGTTAATAATAATGCACAAAGATTTGTTACTTGGCAATGGAAAGCCAATGGTGGTACGACCTCAAGCAACACTACTGGCTCTATAAATGCTACAGTACAAGCAAATACCACAGCTGGGTTTAGCATTATTACTTGGTCGGGTACTGGTTCGGCGGGAACAATAGGACATGGACTAGGACAAGCTCCTACGGTTTTAATAGTTAAAAATAGAACTACAAGTGTTGATTGGGCTGTTTATCATAAAGATATGACAGATGCTGGATATACATTAGCACTTAATAATACTGATGGACAAATAGATAGTGGAACAAACAGATGGAATCATACTGCTCCAACTTCAAGTGTATTTTCTGTAGGTGCAGGACAACAAACCAATCAAAGCTCAAACAACATGATTTGTTATGCCTTTGCAGAGAAAAAAGGCTATAGCAAGTTTGGTCAGTATGCTGGGAGTGGAGGTACTAATGGTACATTCGTCTATACGGGTTTTAGACCAGCTTTTGTACTATTTAAAAATTCAAGTAATTCAGGAGAAAATTGGATTGTATATGATCATAAGCGAGATACATATAACGAAGCCTTTCGCGAATTGTTTCCAAATGACAGTTCAGCTGAATATACAGCCACTGCTTTTGATATAGATATATTAAGCAATGGTTTTAAACAGAGAGGAGCAAATACAGGTTCAAATGGTCTTAATAGAAAATATATTTACATGGCATTTGCAGAAAATCCATTTGTAACATCAACAGGTGTACCAGCGTGTGCACGATAAAAATAGGAGAAAAATATGTGGGCATTAGTAGAAAATAATGCAGTAACTCAGGTTTACACGAGACCTAAAGATTTAGAATTAGAATCGGGCAACTATCCGAGAGTTGTTTTTACAAGTTATACGACAGAACAATTAGAAGCCATTGGGATTTATGAGGTTATTGTCAATAATACAAATTTTCAAAATAAAGAATTTTATACTAATACTGATCAAAGCTTTGACTTTGCCGATGGAGTAGTTACTGCAAGTTATGGTGTCGCAACACCCAAAGTTTTAGATACTGTACTCTTTACAGCACAAGACGAAACAGATGGTCTTGGTATAGAAGGTGAGATTAAACAATATGGTATAAGACAGAGGTATATTAATGGTATTAATGTAGACGCTGCAAATATTTTACAACCAACAGATTGGATGGTTATAAGAGAAGCTGAAGGCGGCACAGCTGTACCAAGTTCTATTACAACTCAAAGAGCAGCAGTGAGAACAAAAGCAAATGAAATGTGTACAGCACTTGAGAATGCTACTGACCTTGATGCTCTGATAGCCTTATTAACATATGTGAACACAGGAACAGCGGAGGCACCTACTAATGAAAGGCCTCTCGGAGAATTACCAAAGGTAAACAGTTAGTTTTATATTGTCTATGGGACAAGTAACCCACGGCCACGAGTGTTTGCCATTAATACAGGAAGTAAAATATAGTTTAACAATATGGTCAAAAAGATTTCCTGCTGATATAATCTAACTTTAGTATAATTAGAGGATTCTAAATAATGAGAAATATTACATTTATTTTAATTGGCTTATTTGCAACTTCATGTGCAACTGTAGGTTCTGTTATTGAAGGTGGTAAAGAAATTGCTATGACTACCGTAGATACAACAGTAAAAACTGCTGGCTCTATTTCAGGCGCAGCATTAAGAGATGTTAGTGGCGTTGTTAATACAGTAGCTGAAACTTACGAAGGCGTAATTGATACAGTTGTTGAAAACATTGACGAGCAAACTGACGAGCTTCAAGATCCTAAAAAAGAAGACTAGTGAAGTTTAACTTAATTAAGAACGTAGTAGGAGCTTTGGCTCCTACTCTAGGTTCTGCATTAGGTGGCCCATTAGGAGGACAAGCAGCTTCTGTTATTGCAGGCGTTTTAGGATGTAAAACAGATCCTAAATCAATTAATCAAGCAATCCAAACTGCAAGTCCAGCACAAATGCTTGAACTTAAAAAAGCTGAAGCCGAATTTGAAGTTCAAATGAAAGAATTAGAAGTTGATATTTTTGCTTTAGAAACTGCAGACAAACAAGATGCACGTACTAAGTTTAGTAAAGATTGGACAACAAGAACTTTAGGGTTTGTCACTATATGTGGGTTTATGGGTTACATATTTTTAGTAACTTTACAGCCACCAGAACAAAATAGTGAAGCTTTAATTAACTTGGTCTTAGGGTATTTAGGAGGATTAGCCAGCGCTGTTATTTCTTTTTACTTTGGGGCTTCTAACTCATCCGACAAAGATAAGGAGTAAACTATGTCAGATAAAAAACAAGAGATTGATTCAATCAATTTCGGCGGCGAACAATATTTAATAAAAAACCTTACCCCTAGGGTTTTAGAACACCTTAACCTTTTAATTAAGTTACAAAGCGCCATAGCAGAACTTGCGGTTAATTTAAAAATCAAACAAAGCGCACAATTACATATATCTGAAGAGCTTAAAGTTTTTATTGAAGAAGATAAAATTGAACCTAACCCAAAAGAGGAAGAGGGTGGCTAACTGGAAATACTTTTCTGAGAATGAAGTAAAGTGTAAACATACCGGTTTATGCAAAATGGATGATGACTTCATGCATAAACTAGATATAATACGAGAAGAGGTAGGAGTGCCTTTTATAGTAACCAGCGCTTACAGAGATAAAACTCATCCAATAGAAGCTAAGAAAAAAACACCAGGAGCCCATGCTTCTGGTAAAGCAATCGACATACTAATACGCGGCAAGGACGCTTTAAAATTAATTGAAGTAGCCCTTAAACATGGTATTACAGGGTTAGGAGTAAAACAGCATGGTGATAGCCGGTTCATACATCTTGACACGCTCGATGCGCAACCAAGCAGACCTAGACCACATATATGGAGTTACAAGTGATCGACGACGTATCGAATAGATTAGATAAATTAGAAAGTAAAATAGACAGACTTGCAGATGCTGTCATAACTATTGCTCGTATAGAGGAAAGGGTAACCACTGTATTGAAACAAAACGATAGGTTTATTATGCGTTTAGACAGACTTGAAGACAGGGTAGAAACTGTTGAACAAACTGCTAAACTAAATAAAAAAGATGTAAGCAACGGCGAACGCGTGTTTTGGGTTGTCTTTTCAGCAGTTATAGCTGCAATAATGTATACTTTCAGATGATATGGCGTATTTTAAACTCATCCAGTTTGGTGGAATTGCTCCGCAGGTCTCACCTAGATTACTAGAAGATACTCTAGCGCAAACAGCTTCAAACGTTAACTTAGAAAGTCAACGTTTAACTCCTATAACTGATGATACAGTTACAAACCCAAAAGCAGACGTTACTACTTTGTCTAATTCTAATAGACAAAGCATATACAAATACACAGATACACAATGGCTACAGTTTGATGACGACGTAGATGTTGTACCTGGGCCTATAGCAGGTGATATAAACAACACTGTTTATTGGACTGGTCAAGATTTTCCACGCATGGGCAGAAGCAGCCAAATCATAGGGGGAACTGTATACCCTAACGCATTTTTTAGGTTAGGAGTTGCGGCACCAACAGCGGCCCCGACCGTCGCCGTTTCATCGGGAACATCTATTAACGCTACGGTAACCACGTCCAGCGGTTCATCAGTACTAACAGTGACCACGGCCAGTGACCACGGTGCGGCGGTAGGTCAATATGTAACGCTTGCAGGCTTTGGTGCCCAAAATGCTATACCCGCAGACGATATAAACCAAACACACAAAATAGCTACAGTACCAAGTGCAACAACTTTAACGGTAGAACCTGCTATCGCAGCTACAGGTGCAAGTACGTCTGGCACCATTTCTAACGGCGCTACTTTTGGTGCGGTTTCAGACCAACTACCCGATTTTTCTACTTCTTATGTCTACACTTTTGTAAGTGCGTACGGTGAAGAAGGGCCACCTTCTCCCGCTTCTAGTGTAGTTACAACAGATGACAATGCTAGTGTGGCATTAAGTAATTTACAAACTAGTACAAGCAAATCAAATTCTAATTTAGGTTCAGGCGCTGTTAAACGTATATATAGATCTAACACGGGTTCTAATACAACGGCTTTTCAATTTGTAGCAGAAATTGCTATGTCAACTACTACTTATACGGATACTTCTAATAATGATGAGTTAGCTGAAGTTATTCCTTCTTATTACTGGGTAGCACCACCAGATGATGATAGTTCTACCTATCCCGATGGGCCAATGAAAGGTTTAACTGCAATGCCAAACGGCATAATGGCAGGGTTTACTGGTAAGCGGGTATGTTTTTCTGAGCCTTTCTTACCGCACGCTTGGCCCACTGCTTATCGTATGGCAATAGAAGATAACATTGTAGGCATGAAAGCTGTTGGTAATGGTTTAATTGTAACCACTGAAGGTTCTCCATATCTAGTTGCAGGTTCTGATCCTGCTTCTATGAGTGCAATTAAAATTGAATCTACTCAAGCCTGTTTAAGTAAAACATCTATGGTAGATATGGGTCAATATGTTATTTATGCAGGGGCAGAAGGGTTAGTTGCAGCTGCGGGTACAGACGTACAAATTATTACTGAAGGGTTAATAACTCCAGACCAATGGCAATCTACTTACTACCCAAGCACTATTAATGCTACTTTGTGGAAAGGTAGATATTTAGGTTTTTATAATACAGGTTCTGGGTTTGGTGGTTTTATATTTGACCCTAGAGGGGGTAAAAACGCACTAACTGAGTTGACTGCAAGTGCGCTTATTAGAGGCACGTTTACTGATCCTGATGATGGTAATGCATACTTAATTATTGCAAACCAAATTAAAAAGTTTCAAGGTGGTACAACAGATCAAACATATACTTGGAAATCTAAAGATTTTGTTCCACCCAAACCAACCAGCATGGGTTTTGTTAAAGTAGATGCTGAAGCATTTCCTGTTACAGTAAAAGTATATGGAGATGGCACACTGTTTTATACAGGAACTGTTGCTATTTCTGGTACACAACACTCAGTTTCAGGCAGTTATATTAATGCTGCTGGCAGTTCTGTAAGTATAAGTTCTACTAATATACCCGAACCCGTTCTTAGGCTACCACCGAGAGTATTTAAAGATTTTGCAATAGAAGTATCTTCTGCGAAAGTAGTTAACGAAATTTGTATTGCTGAATCAATAGATGAACTAAGAGGAATCTAATGCCTGAAACTAAAGTTCCAGCCATTAAGAATATTCCGGCAAAAACAGACCCCGAAACTAAACTTGCTTTAGAGTCTATAAAAGAAGCACTTGAGGTGCGGCTTGGCCGAAGAGGTGATCCCATAGATAGGGCCGTAACTTTACGCGAACTTGTAGAAAGTGGTCTTGCAACTACGTTAGCTCAATCTCCTTATAACCCCAACACTGGCGCAACAGGTTTCGGACCTGTATCCGAACTACCAGGTGATGTAGAGGTGCCACCTTCTCCAATAAACCTGCGCGCAGAAACCTTGTTTAAAGATATTGCTTTGTTTTGGCACACTTCTAGATCTTTTAATCCTCCATATGGCAACCATGCGAGCACAGAAATTTGGAGATCCCAAACCCAAGATCTAAGCAGTGCAATCGCTGCAGGACCACTAGCTGGTGGTGTAGGTGGGTTTTCTTACACTGACACTAGTACAGAATATAATAGAACTTATTACTATTGGGTTCGTTATATAAGTACTGCAGGCGTTCCAGGACCTTGGTCTAATATGGCTAGTGCTACAACCATACAAGACATAGGGGCTACTATGCGCCTTTTGAGTGAAGATCTTTCTAACTTACCTGGATATAATCTGTTACAGACGGGTGCAACAGCCGCTACAATTATAAAAAGTTCTAGCGAACCTAGCACTAGAACAAACGGTGATGCTTTACAACCAAATGATATTTGGTTTGATACAGACGATGGTCAAATATACACAAGAAACACATCAAACAATGCTTGGGTAGCAGGACGTGATGCAACATTAGTTAATCTGTTTGGTAGTACTAGTTTTACAGGTAGTACTTTAAGTGCTGCTATGGCCGCTGCACAAAGTGATGTAGTTACTTTAACTGATAATAATACTGCAAGAGTTTCTGAAATTACTTCTTTAACAGCAACAGTAAGTACTAAAGCTAAAACGTTTGTTCAAGATAATCCCCCTACAGCTATAGCAGTAGGTGATCTGTGGATAGATTCTAATGACAATAATAAATTGTATCGTGCTAGTGCGACGGGTTCTAGTAATTGGGTAGTTGTAAGGGACACCGCTAACGATGGTAAAATCACGGTGTTTACTCAAACTGGTCAGCCTACTGCAAACAACACGGGTGACCTTTGGTTTGATACAGACGATAGTAATAAACAATACAGATGGGACGGGTCTAACTGGGTTGAAGTACGTGATGTAACAAGTCAGGCTGCTATTGTAACGGAAGCAACTACTAGAGCAAGTGCCGACAGTGCTAATGCTACTAGTATTACTAACCTTTCCGCTTCTGTTGGCTCTGGAAATGACAATGATGGTACTGCTTACAGCGCCTCTAATACTATTATTTCGCATGTTAATGCAACAGATGCTAACGCAGCTGCGGCTTATGTCCTTAAAGTTGAAGCTAATGGAGCGGTAGCTGGCATGGTCTTAGAAGCAAATGCTTCAAGCGGTGGGACTGGTTCTGCTATACAGTTTCAAGCAGACAAGTTTGCTATATGGACCGGGTCGGGTGCAGCTTCTAGCAACTCTGTTGCTCCTTTTGTTGTTACTTCAGCTACAACTTTAAATGGCGAAAGCGTAGCAGCTGGCGTTTATATAGCAGATGCCTTTATAAAAAATGGTTCTATAACAACTGCAAAAATTGGTACTTTATCTGCGGATAAGATTACTACGGGAACTCTTAATGTTGCAGATCTAATTGACGCTAATGCAATACATGCGGATAAGATTACTGCGGGTACTGTTGGAGTTAGAGAACTTACAGCTAATAGTATTACAGCTGACGAAATTGATGCTGATACCATTACCGCAAACGACTTATTAAGTACTGATACTCTTAATGTTAAACATTTTGATAATGTTAGTACAGACATTAAAAGTCATTTAAGCAGCGGTGCTTTTGTGCCTTTAGAAGTTTTTGGAAGTGTGTTTGAAAGAGCTAGCACAGACTTTACAACACAAACGCAATCTACAGGAACATATTTACCTTTATCAATAGGGGATGTTCGTAATGGCGCAAAATACAGAGCCATATGGTCAGGTGTATATGGAGACTGCACCAACGGGGTGTTGGAATACAGCATAGATAACTCTACTTTCCAACAAGCAGCAGGTGGTATACAAGGCGTTACTATGTCAGCAGGAACATTTAGAACTTATACTTTTGTGTTTAACGGCACAATAACCGGATTAAGTACTTCTCAAAGCACTGTTTATTGGCGAGTAAGGTGGATAACAAAACTAAGAAGTACATACCAATCACTTTATGTCTTTATAGATAACACACAATAAAATGGCAGATTATACAATTTACAAAACAGCAGACGGGGTTATAGAATCTTGTGGTTCAACTAATGTAGGCATAGATCAAATAAACTTAGAAAGCCACCAATCAATAATTGAAGGGGTTTACGAGGTAGAGAAGTATAAAATACTTAACGGTTCTGCAGTAGAACAGACTGTGGATTTTTGGAATCAAGTAAGACTAGCAAGAGATGCCTTATTGCTAGAATCAGACTGGACACAAATAGCAGACACGCCTTTATCAAACAGCAAAAAAACAGAATGGGCAACATACAGACAAGCATTAAGAGATGTACCGGCAACCAATTCAAGTAAATCATCTTTTGATGATGTAGTCTGGCCAACTGAGCCTAGTTAAGGTACTATAAATTATTATGAAATGCGGAGGTATAAATCAAATGGGTATGAAAGGAATGTACAAAAAAAAGCCTGCTAAAAAGAAAAAGCC